TGACAAATAAACCGCAGTACCCTTAGATAATGTTGAGCCAGTAACATTGCTTACTCTTTGATGTAGTTGCTGCCCTATTACATTGGTCACATTGCCACCTTTTAAGCCTTGAATTAAAGAGCCTTGCGTGTCATTGTATTCAACTTCGCCTACTCCTACTGCGCCATCTTTTGCAGTATTAAAGGTAATAGAATCGAATGGCATAGTAACGCCTTGAATTATAACCGTATCACTATTATTAAATTTCCAGCCTCCTTTAGTCTTTATAAAACTAAATAAGACATTGTTAACTGTGTCAAATAAATGATAAGCATTATTTATTGTGGAAGGTTTGAGGCTTACTGTATCGGCTGATCTTCCTCTAAAAACCAGCCCATCGCCGGTAGTCTGGTAACCAAGTCGCTGTTTATTTCCTGTCGCTGGATACTGGGCAAAGGCAAAGGTGCAGGAAAGGAGGAGGAGAAAGGATAGTGTGTTATTTTTATTTGGAAATTTAATCTTGTTAACAACATTACCAATAAACTTGCGCCCAATTCCCATAACTAGTTCTTCAATTAATGATTTGCCTATTTTACCAATAGCTTTTAAAAACTTCCTTTCCTTTTTTGGTGCTTTTATTTCTTCCATTAGTTTATAATTATTGCAAAGATGATATAATTTGCGCCATCATAATGCGTATTTGCATCAATGGTTATAGTGTTAGGTTGAGTAATAGTATATTGAGATGCAATTAATTTCTGACCATTCTGATACACATGGATAGAAGATGATAAATTAGTTATTGGAAGATTATTATTGTTTTGTGTCCATGTTAAAATATTTGAATTAGTGTTAATAAATTCCTGATTAAAAATAGAAATCATAGAACCATTAACTGTTACATTATTAATAGTTTCAGTAACATTATTATTTACAACACCACCACTTCCAGCGTTATTAGCAACCTCGTTATAATCTCTAGGTTTAGACAAAACTACTCTTTCAGTATAATTAGGCATCCAATTCTAATTTAAAAAAATCACCAGTAGTAATTTCGGTTAATAAATCTAAATCCCCTCTTTCAAAAATATAATAATTATTATCATGTATTATAATTTTATGAGGTAAATATGGTTTATTTATAGATAAATTTTGGAATGGCATATCTATCATCCTTTTTTTCGGTGTTAACTGACCACGAATAATTTCATTTACTAATAATTGACTTATATTTTTATAAGAACCTGTATTACTTACTCTCCATTGATCAGATACTTCATAAACTCCATCATCCTTTAAAACCCTTAAAGCACCAGTTGTTGTAGCGGAAGGCCCATCACCAAGATATACATCAAAAATAGATACAGCAGAGGATTTGTCATTATTATCACTACCAAATTCTAACAAATCTGATTGTCCTTGAATAGTTCCATTTGGCATAAATTCTAAATAATTATGAGTCAGATAAAATTCAATATTATAATCTGCTCTAATATCAGTTCCAAATTCATCTCTGACTTCCTTTAAACGCATTTCCCAAACATACTCACCAGTTACAGGAATAGCTAATGTGTCAAATGAAATAGTTTTATTTATAATTTCAGTTCCATCTAATTGTATTACATCGGTAACAAATTCCCATTCATAAAAGTTATCTTCCCAACTAGCTGCACTTAATTGATAATTAAATCCATTACTAAAATTAACTGGTCTTTTTAGGAATTTACTTTCTCTTTTAACTTGTAAAGCATCAATAACACCTATAAATTTAGGATTTGATGTTGAATCCAATTTAAAAGAATCCGTGTTAGTAGTATAAATTTTATAATCATAATCACCGGTTTGTGTAATTGTTTTAGTTACTCCACCTATCCTTAATCTTAAAGTTCCAGATTGTAAGCTAACTTTTATAGTAACATAATAATATTTATTTGCAACAACTGAACTGCCTGTCCATTCTGTTACTCCTGTAGGTGTAGAACCAAATAAACTACCATTTAATATTTGCCATCCAGTACCAACTGACCATGTCTGCAAAATAGAAAAACCCATTAAAGGTATATAATCTACTATTGCTGCTACCTTGACTGCATAAACAAACATGTGTGGCATAAAACCACCACCAGTTTGCCATATACTTCTTTGATATAAAATACCAGTATAACTAAGTTTTGCTATGTCTATTGTACTATCTAATACATCTGTTCTAACTATTGTTGGATCATTATTTGTCTGGTAACTATATATTACACCAGGCATTAAATTTTTCTTTGCATTATGATTATATCTTACTATAGCGTTTTTTAAAGCATTATAGTATGTCCATCTTCCCCCACCTATTCTTGATAAATCACTATTAGATAAATTTTCCTGAATATTAGTTAAGGTAAAATCATCTGTAAATGTACCAGCAACCTGTACACCATAAGCTGAATATTTATAATATCTATGTAAAGTTGGTGTATTTGAATATTCATTAACTTGAATAAACCAATATTGTTTTCCACTAAAAATTAATCTTGCTCCAAATGCTTGACATATTTTTTTTAATACTTCATAACAATTTTGATATATATAATTGTTATTAGTATCTCTATGATAAAATGCTCTATGTTGTATTGCTGTTTTTAAAGCAAAATCATTATTAGCTGAATAGGTTAATGAATCTTCATGCCAATTAAATACAGTATGTAATATAGGCAAATCATTAGCTACAAGTTCGCTTTGTACAAAATCGAGTTGATTTAAACAGTTTAAAATATGCTGAACAACTGTATCTTGTCCAAGATAAGGGCCTACTTCGCTTTTATAATCTAAAGTTTTTAACCAACCCAATCCGTCTATTGATCTAATATTAGCTTCATAACTCATAGCTAATGGCAAATCTTCAAACTCAATTAAATCGGTTACAATGTATCCATACCAATTGTAAGCAACTGTAGTGTTATCACTTTGATATGTAGTTAAATTTATTGTAAATCTACCCTCAACAGCTAAACCGATATCGGTTATTAAATTAACTAAATTAGCAGAATTAATAAGAATACTTAAATCACAACTTGAACCTATAATTGGTGTAAACCTTTCTTGACCTTGTGTAGATTCACTATCATATCTTATATTACATCTAATAATATCAAATAAACCATAAGCACCAGAAAAATCTTTATCTTTTATAGATACAGTTATTTTTCTACCTTTTTCAGAATAAAATGTGGATTGAAACCTTACTGCCATTATCTTATTCTTTGATTAATGTTTTTAGATCTTTCCATAATGACAATCAAATCCGAACCAGAAATTCTAGTAGAAAGAATATAAGGGCTACCTCCTGAAACATCACCAAGCATACTTTTCAGTTTACTTAATGGTGCAATTACTTCCGGGTCAAATGATGCGTTAGGGTTATCACCGACAGTTGCCATTGTAGGGCCGAAAGCAAGACCACCTTTTGCAAGTTTAGGAGGAACAATTTTATTAATTAAAGTATTAAATAAAACAGATGCACCTACACCAGCCGCTCCTGCAACTGCTAATGCTCCAGGGCCTAATACTTTACCAGTAGGCCCTGCTAAAATATTTTTTACTAAAGCTGTAACACCTTCTTTAATATTAGCTGCAATAACTTGTCTTGCTGCATTTACTGCCGCATAAGCAAGTTTACCAAAACTAGTTTCACCAGCAAGAGCCATTTCTGTAAAAGCTGTTACCGCAGAACCCAATGCTTCATTCATTACATCTTTAAAACTTTCCATAACAAATTCAGCTTGGGTCATAGCTTCTACTACAGGCGACATATTTTTTGCTACAATGTTACCTACTTCTGACATACCTTGTAAACCTTGATAAGCTATTCCAAATTCTCTTGTACTTTTAGTTACACCATCCACAATACCTATAGCAGATTGTAGTTTTTGAGTTGCATAAGGAGTAAATACTTGTTCAAAATCATTAGCACCTTCACTAGGCTTATTTTTATTATTATACTGAGGTAAAGGGTCAACTATTATTTTTCTATTTTCTAATTTATCATATTCTTCATTAATCTTTTTTAATTCTCCTGCAACCTCATAATATTTTTGTCTTAATAATTCTGCTGATGAAGAATTTTGACCTTGAGTAACTAATATATTTCTATAGGCTTCTTCAATATCACTTAATTTATTTTTAAGTAAATCGTAAGGCCCTAATGCTTTTGCAATTTTATCTGAATTATTTACTATAGTTTCTCCATTCTCATCTACCTTTCCTTTTAAGGAATCTAATTGAGATTGTAATGCAGAAAGTTCTTCTTTTAAAGCTACTACATGAACATTATTTTTTCCATATTCATTAGATGAAACTTGTATAGCTAAATTTAAATCCTTTATTTTATACTCTAAATTTGCAATTTGTTTTGCTTTAATAACTTCATTAGCTTTCTCTTGTTCAGTATTATATTTTTCAATAGAATTTACACTTTTATCATAGGCCTTTGTTAAAACATCTATTTGAATATTTAGCTTTTCTATAGCTGCTGCTCTTTCATCAATAGGTATTAAACTTGCTTTTGCATCTAATCCAGAAATAGATGTATTTACATTTTGTTTTTTAACAGGTGTTGTTTCTAATTCAAGTAATTTTGTTTGTAATTCTACTATCTTTTCATACTGTTTTTGTTTTACACCCTGTTGTGCTAATAATTTAAATTTTGCTTTTAAAGCCTCATTACCATCTTTTTGTGCCGCAGCAATACTTTGTAAATCTGTTTTCTCCGTTAATAATTTTGGAAGATATTGAGAATACTTTGTATTTAAATCTTCTAATAATTGTTTTCTTGTAGAACTACTAATGTTAACATCTTTTAATGCTTCCATTAAAAAATTAAATTCAGCAGTTTCTTGTTTTGCATTTTTAGCACCAGTAGATAAATAATCATTAAAAGTTTCTATTGGGCCATTTGCTTCTTTATATGCTTTGAATATAGAATATAAAATAGCTACTAAAGATGCAGCTATAACAATATATCCTGTCGTGGTTAAAGATAAGGTATTAGTAACTTTATCTAATTTTATTATTTTTTCTACTACTTGACCTAATAAATAGGTAATATTTCCAAAAGATGAAACAAGTTGACCTATAATCCAAGATAAACCTCCAAGAACTGCAATGTATTTAGTCGTGTTTAATATAGCTTTTTGTTGACCATCAGATAATCCTCCAAACCATTCTGTTAATTTAGTTAAAGAACCTACAACATCTGCTATAATTGCATCTAAATCTATATTCTTTAAAATTACCTTACCCATTTCGGCGGAGGCAAATTTTATCGAGTCTTTTAAGTTATCAAAACTATTCCTTACCCCACCCGTTGAATTTTGTACTTCTGGTAATACTCTTAGAGATTCTGTTAATCTCATCGTAAAATCCTTTGCACTTATCCCCAATGCTCTTACTCCTTCAATATTATCCGTGCCAAATGCTTGTTGCATGGCTTTACCGATAAGTGGAACGGCCGATTGAATTGGCTTAAAATCTTCCGCAAGAATTTTGTTCTTGGAAATCATTTGAGTCATTTGGTATTGAACCGCCTCAAGTTCAACCGCTCCACCTCCAGTAGTTGCAATAGCTTTACCAAACGTTTCTAATACTTTTCTCGCTTGGTCAGCTTGTAAACCAACAGATTGTAATCTAATAGAACCTCTTACTGCCTCTTCAAAAGCAAGACCTGGCAGTTTTGCACTTTCCTTTAATTTATTTAATTCTTTTGCAGCATCAGAGGAACTACCCATGATAGCAGCCATTCCCCTTTCAAGCTGATCCATTGATGCAGCAGCATTAAGGAAACTTGAACCCATAGCAACAACGGGAGCAGTAAAACCTAAAGTAATACCTCTACCGATTGCAAGAGCCTTTTGACTGAATGCAGCCATATCTCTACCTGCAATCTTTAATGCTCTCTCTAAAGGTGATGCATCTGCCCGTATTTTTATGGAAAGTATTCCTTGTGCCATTACATTACTTCTTTTTTAAATTCACCCTCACCTCTCACTATTCTGTCCATGAAATCCATTTCGACAAAATCTTTTGAGGTAAGTTCTCTTTGTTTAAAATTTTCATCCCAAGGAAATTTAATTAAATCTGTTGGTTTTAATGTGGCACTTTTGCCGACATGAGGTTGTAAAGTTGCAAAGGCTAACCATCTTGTTTGTGTCCAGCTTAAACGGTACTGGTCTTCAATTTTATCTTTATAGCCTTTGTATTTTATTATCAACTCCCTAAAATCAAACATATTCATTTCATCGGGTGTCATCTGTAGGTCACCCAAACACATTCGCTCTAAATCTTCAATTTCAAGAGGTTTTGCGTTTGGGTCACTTAGTTTTTTTCTTCCTCGCTATTGCCCCCCATTGATTGTGCTAACAAATTACTAAACTCATTAAGAGCGTTATAATCATCAACAAATTCAGCAAAAGTTTCTAGCGTATAAGGATTCTTTTTTTCTTCTTTCCGATAACCATTTTCTACACCCAAATAAATTACCTCGTACAAAAGACTTAAATCATCTTCCAAATATTCTTTGAATAAGGAAAATTTAATGTTTTTCTTCTTTAAGAAAAGACTTAAGGAATAACCACCTAATTTAAAAGGGATGTTATTGCCGTTAATTTCAATGTGATTTACCGATACCATAATAATTTGTTTTTGTATCCAATACTAATGGGAGTTAACTCAATTGTCAACCCCCAAATAGTATCGGAAAATATTTATGCTGTAGTTGAATACGTTAAACTTGCTGAATAAGCACCTATACCTGCTGTAGCGTTTACTGCTGCAACTCTAAATTGATATTCAGAATTTGCAGTTAATCCTGTTACAGTTGCACTTGTAGCTGTACTTACAGCATCAGTAAATACAGTCCAAGCGGATACACTTGTTAATCTAAACTGAATAGTGTAATCTGTAATAGCAGAAGAACCAGTATCAGCAGGAGCAGTCCATGTAAATGGTACGGTTGTACTTGTTGCAGTACCAGGAGTAAGTGCCGTAGGCGCACCTGGAGGAGATTTAGTATATCTTGTAATTGCACCGTTTACCCTTAAACTTGCAGAAGCAGTTACGCTTTCTTGATTAGCAGCATTTAAAGATAAACTTTCAATGTACGCACTAAAACTAAATACAGAATCACCATTTACACTTGATGTGTAAAGACAAGTAACTAAAGTACCAGCATCCCAACTTGCAAACAAAGTATTAAATTTAGTATTTGCAGTAGTATCACCAATGTCGGCAAACATCAATTCCGTAGAGAATGTGGCTGATTTTTGACCAGGAGCAACCTCTACCCATGCGGAGGTATTGTCCTTATGCGCCATTTCACGCATAGCTCTGGAAAGGTCTAATGTATCTGATGTTGAATAAGCAACAGCAACTCCATCTACATATAACCTTAACAAAGAACCGTTCATTATTCCAGTTGTTGGCATATTATTTTATTTTAATTTTGACTTAAACTTTTTATCCTCAACAATAGGTTCATAAACTTCATTGTTGACTTCTTCTTCTTCTCCTATTTGCTCAAAGAGTTCTTGCTCATTAACCATAATAGGAACATAAACAACTTCTTTAGGAGTTTCCTTTTCAGGCATTATTTCAATGTTTACTCCGGTATATTCAACTGCAATTCCTTTTGCTACAAGACCAGCAGAATAACCATCAAACATTTCACAAATATCTCCTACAACAAATTGTTCGTAGTCTTTTAAAAACTTTATTTTCATAAGTTATTTATTTTAATTATAAAATCGATAGCAATCCAATATATTTTGTCATCCATTACTGGATCACCAGTCATTTCATCATCAAATATACACCAATCTAATTTAATAGAGTTAAATGTACCTGTTAAATTATCCAATCTATTTCTTAAAGCTACAGATACTTCTTCACTTGTATCGTAACTTTTTGAATATATATAAAATGTTACTTTATAAGTATCTAAAGGACTTACCTCTCCTTTTACTCTTGTAGGATCAGTTCTTATTTTAGAATAGGTAATGTATGGATAAGATACCGTACTAGGTGCTTCCTCTGGATATATCCTTGTACCAATTAAATTTGTTAAGGTAGCATCGCTAGTAACAATTGGGTATATTAATTTACCTATATTCATTGAATTCTATAATCTAAACCAGCAGCTTTTGCATTTTGGTTAATTAGGGAATGTGTACCTGTAATTACAACATCTCTTGAAGCATGAAATGCTTTTAAAAATCCTTGTAATAAAACTTTTGTTTGAAAAGCAACAGCACTACCGTACAAGAAATTTGCATAATAAGCATCTGCTTTATTTTTTCCATCAAATGGGCCTCTACTTACCTTTGTAGGATAATTCTTTAAAGGGCCTATAACTATAGTTTCAATTCTTTTTAATCTAGGTTTAAATGGATTAAGAACCTTAACAGAATTTCTCAAATGACCAGGTATGAATGCTGCTCTATATTCTTTTTCTGTAGTTTGACCCGTTTTCTTATCTATTTTCTTTTTAGTGAAATATCTATAATGTACTCCACCTTTATAAATAGGAATCTGTGGCTTAACAGCAGCAATCATAGGTTGTGCTGCATCATATAATAAATCCATTTTCTTCAAATCCCAGTCTTTTTTAAAATTAGTACGCATCATTCTTAATGCGTCTTGTACCGCTTTGTCAAATATTTGCCATTCAACCTCAAAATCTTTATCTACAAATTTACCACCCTGTTCCGCTCTCCTTTGTTCGGTGCGTAAACGGTTATAATCCATTCCCCTACTTGTGCCTTGAAAGGCAATCGGTCTTCTTGGCATGATATTTTTTTTAATAAATATTAGGGGAATAATTTATTCCCCTAAATATTTAATCAATAGTCAAAGTTAATTGATTTGCATTAAATTTAACCTCATCACCAGTAGCAATTGTTTTTGATGCAGTTAAAGGCCCATAAAATAATAATTCACCGCTAGTAATTGCATTAAAAACACCAACATGAGTTGCAGTAACAGACGAACCCGTATTATTTGATGTTATGGTAATAACATTAGTATTCGTCAAAGTTCCAGCACCACCAGTTCCTCTAGTAAATCCACCAGCAGGAACATTTATTCTAGTGAAAAGTGCGCCAGTTAAGACACCAGTTTCTCCAGGGTCGGATGAAAATAATTGAACAAAAACACCGCCAGTTAATTGAGGTGCAAATGCTTGACCATTTAACCAGTTGGTTATTTGGTCTTCTAAATAATTTGAAAATTTACTCATTTTATAAAGTTTTTAACGTTAAAAATTTATTATCTGCATAGCAGCCAACCGTTCGGTAAAAGTCGGTAGCTGGAGAGTTGATGTTTGTAAAAATGGCTATTTTCATCGTGTTAGGTTTATTTCTATCCAGTTGCCTGTTTCCTCATTCCATTGGTACATTTTACCATCATTTGGATAAGGTATAGGTGATTGCCAAATGCAAGTTTCTTCGTTCAATGTCCAAGAAGGAAAAGGTTTAGGTTCTATGAAAGCATCTCTAATAATGTCATAATAATAACCCTTGCCAGCATATTTTTTTCTAAACTTATTGTTATAAGATGTTTGCTTCCAATTATTATGGTTGTATAACTGACTTAAAAAATCAATTCCTTTTTGTTCTATTTCAACACCATTAACAGTAATCATATAATTATCTAAAACTATAACCTCAAGTACAAAATTATTTTCATCAAGTTTTGCAAAGTGTGCCATCTTAACTAAATTTTATTGAACCAGAACCATTAAAGGTAAATATAAAGTATTGACCACTTGTTGACCTTGTACCACCACTATAATCAGCTGAATTAGTAATGTCAATAGTTGAGCGTATTATAACAACTCCAGAACTACCACTATTTACACTACTTGCACCACTGGTTACATATCCTCCACTACCTCTATTTGCAGCGTGTAAATATCCCGTACCAAAGTCACCAAGAACAGGGTTAGTAGCACCAGCACCACCTGGACCACCGCCAGCGTATGAAACGCTTGAACCAGTTATGCTATTTGTTTTAGCATTACCACCAGCACCTCCTTTACTTGCATTTTGCGATGGGCTACCTCCAACACTACCAGCACCACCACCTCCAGCGCCAGCACCTCCATTAGTATTTACTACACTTCCTCCAGCAAATCCTTGCGTTGGACTTGCTGCGCTACCTCCTGACCTCGTAGAATCGTTACCACCAGCACCAGAACCAGAACCTCCTGTATTACCAGCTACATCATTTAACACACCTCTACCGCCTCCTGTTGCTGTAATTGTAGTTATACCAGTACCACTTATAGAGGAATTCCCACCATCTAAACCAACAGTAGCTTGACTACCACTTGCTGTACCACCGCCACCAACTGTTACTGTGTATGTAACACCTTTTGTTAGATTAATTTTTGATTCAGCTGCAGCATTACCTCCATTACCATCAACTGTTGAGCGTAACCCACCAGCACCACCTCCAGAATAATAAAATATACCACTTGTTCTCCAAGCCGCACTACCACCACCAGCAAGAACAAGATAATCTATTTCTACAATAGGCTGAACGACATCCAATGTCGCGTTCGTCACCGTTGCCGCTCCCGTGACACTTGCCGCCAATGTTGCCGTTCTTTCTATAGTTGCATTTGTCACAGAGCCCGAAGCCATTAGTGATGAAACAAATGTAACTCCAATACCTGCCTCAACGCTTGTCTGTGCCGTTGCAGTCATTTCTGCAGAAATAATCCTTGTTATCTGTGCATCAACTGTTGTCTGTGCCGTTGCATTTAACTCTGCGTTTACTGTGTATGATAATGTAGCATTTGCCGATGTGTTAGCCGTAGCATTTGCAGCTGCGTTAACTGGTATAGATAACTGTGCCGTACTTTGTGTATTAGCCGTTGCTGTAGCACTTGCCTCAATCACTTTAGTCAATGTAGCGTTTAATTCTGTCGTTGCGCTTGTAGTAGGACTACTTTGCATTGTAACTGTGCGCTTAATTTCAGCTGCAACTGTGCCTAATCCACTTAATGCAGCATCCACACTAACCAAACCTTGCGTTACAACATCAACATCAGCCGATGTCGTAGCACTTGCATTTAATGTACTTAATAAAGTTTTACTTACTAAAGCATTTGCCGATAAAGTAGAATTTGCATTTAATGTACTATCTATATTTATAGCTTTTGTTACCGCAGCAGCTAAAGTGCCGTTTGCCGTAACATCGCTATTTATTGGTATCACTTTTGTAGCATTGGCAGAAAGATTGCCAGATGCGGAAAGGGAAGCCGCAGCCAAGACTTGACCTTGTTGGCTAACTGTTAATTCAGCGTTTGTTGTTGCTATCGCATTCATTGCAGCAAGGACATTGTGTATCACTTTAATATTGGATGATACATTGGCATTCGCTGAAAGGATGGCAGCAACGGAAACGCCCGTAATAATGTAGGAGTCGTAAAACTCGCCTTGAAAACTTATAAATCTTCTATCGTGACTTACCTTTATATTTCTTACTTGATATAGTTTATCATTCCAAATAATACGACTTTCTTCATCTATGCCTGTCGTATATCTTATAGTAAAGTCGCTTATATTTTTAGCAGTATTCTTTCCATCTATCACCGTTTCATTGGATGGAGGCAACTTGCTTTCGGCATTAGCCCAAACGGTAGATAAATCTGCCCATGATTCCTGGGCAAAGCCTGTATCTGATTTTGAACGTGTGACATTTTGGATAGTAATCCTGTCACGCATTCGACCAATAATTTCATTTTTGTTATACTTCATTAGAAATATTGAACGCGATATTGGTCAAGTAAATATTGGGAAGCCGTAGGTAATTTTTTAACGTAGTCTTGCCTATTCTCGTAGGTATCGGCTATCATTAATAAGATAGCTTGTCTTATTTGGAATGGCACACCGCTACTTTCTGTGTCGTACCCAGCCGTGTAAGTAATTGTAACATCATTTATATTCCCGTAAAGTGTAGGCCATGTTTTCCCGTAAGCAATAGAGAGCCGTGCTGGTTTACTAAATGTGTCAACGACATAGTTAGTCGCTGATAAGGTTTGCGTAGTATTTTGGCTGTCTGCGTACTGAAAATTAGTAACGGCAATAACTGGAGATACACTAAGGTATAAAGTAGGATTAGATAACCTAT